GACCGACCGCAGCTGCGCCTCCGAGTTGGCCGACACGATCACCGACCCGCCGATGCGGGTGCTCAGCATCCAGATGACCAGCCAGCTCACCAGCGCCGACTTGCCGATGCCGCGCCCCGACGAAGTCGCCATCCTGAACGTGTCGTAGTCGATCTTGCCATCGTTGGCCTTGATCGCCTCGCCTAGCTCGCGCAACACCTCGCGCTGCCATTTGCGCGGGCCGGTGAAGTGCTCAAGCGGCGTCCCCTTCGCGCCCCACGGGAACGTCAGCAACACGAACGCCAAGGGGTCGTTCTTGATCTGCTTCGACCAGAGGCGGCTCATCAAGAGCATCTCTTCGTCTGCCGTGTATTGAGTCGTCTGCAAGGCTCTGTTCCTCTATGACGGTGTACACGCCCTCAATCACGCGCCGTTCGGCCATCTCAAGCGCGCCCGTGATGCTAATGCGCTGCTCCACGTCCACGCTGATCTGCTGTTTCGCCACCCAGCCGTGGACGTGCTTCAAAATCTCCAGCGCCGCCTTGGCGTCGCCGCCTGCGGCTGCGTCGTGCAAGACTGACGAGATTGCCATCTCGCCGTCTGCGCGGCCCTTCAGCTCTGCCAGTTCGGCCAATGGGTCAAATTGGCATAATTGGCGGTACTCCGCCGGGAGCAAGCCAGACGCTAACGCCAGCGTATCACCCTTTAGACCTTTACGTGCGGCCGCATAGATCGCGTCGAGACGCGCCTCGGTCGCGGTGAGTTTGCGCGGTTCGTGGGGAATGGAATGCCAGCTCATAGCTGTTTTTTAAAATAAAAAAAAAGTTTGTGCAAACCCTTCGTGACCGGTGACCGGCGCGGCTCGGCCCTCCCCCCCCCGCCTGCCGCTCATTTTAGGCATTGCTGCCCGGTCTGAGCATGACGGCCCAATCTGGGTGTTGTAACTCATTTTGGGTTTGATAACCCATTACAAGCGCAGTCACCCAGCGCAAGCGTTATTGCTTATTGTGAGCATGACCGCTCGATGTGGGCATCACCCGTTCGCGTCCTGCCGACAGCCATGGGCAATGCCAAGATCGCCAATGCGCTAGAGCAGAGCAATGCGCGCGGACGGCGAGCTGCGCACGCAATACGCCTCACCATCCTCACGCTTGACGACAACGCGCACGACGCCGTTGGGATGCTCTTGCTGCACGTCAATGCCAGCGGGCAGGAAATGGCGAACATACAAGAACAGCGGGTCGAAGCGCTTGCGCGTCATGACAGGCGTGAACAGCAGCGCCTGGAGATGTTCGACGGTTTCAACGTGGGACGAACGGGCGACAGATTTCATAGCGCAATCCTTTTGCAATTGCCCAACTTGCCTAGGTCAGTTGGGCGACATGGCAAGACATAGGTCAGTTGGGCAACGCCCAAGCACATGGCAGATATGGTGCGCGCAGCCTGGCAGCGCAAGAGCGGAAAATCTTGGGCAATGGTATGGGCAATCATTTTGGAGGTGAAAACCCATGATAAGCTTTTGATTTTAAAGCAAAAAAGCCCGTTTGGGCAGTATGGGCAGTCGCAAGGCCGGAAGCCGCAATCCTGCGGGAAATTCAGCGCGCGCCACGTTGCGGGGCGTACGGAGAATCCCACACTGTAGGATTTACCCCTATATTATTACACCTAATTAAAGTCCAAGATATCCATTACCTATAATGCCAATCCCTCTACAATCTCGGGCGTTATCAGACACTTGCGCGACATTTCAAAACCGCCCAACCACTACCCAACCACTGCCAATCCATGACCCAGACGCTTCAAAACCCCCAAAACGGGCAGAAAAATTCTTTTTGAGCCATATGCAAAACATTGCTTGACAACATGGCAGCGGCGCGCTAAATTCTGGTCATAGGTAAACGGGAGAACACGCACATGGAACTCGGAACAGCAATCCTTCTCACACTCATCTTCGCACCGGTCGTCGCCTTTATCCTCTTCGCAGATTAAACCAAACGGCCAACGGGAAACCGCCGGCCACCACACAAAAACAGGAGCAACACGCATGACAAGCATTTTCTCCACAATCCTCGACGCCACCGTCGCGCTCGTCGTCGTCGCCGCCGCCATCTGCCTGGCGATTGCGCTCAACCCGTAAAAGACAGGAACCGTAACCATGGCCATTCAATTTAACCGCCTCATCGAGATCCGCATTCGCGCCGACAAGCACGGCCGCCAGCGCGCGCATTATTGGACCGTACGTTCGAACCGCTGGCTGCCGCTGTCGCTGGCCGCTGCGGAACTGGCCATCGCTACAGGCGAGCTGCACGGCTGCCGCGCCGAGGCGCACGTGCCATACGTACCCGCGTAAAAAAGATCGCCGGATCGCAAGAAAACGCTTTACAACGCTGCGCTCCGGCCTTACATTGGAAAAGTCAAAACGGGAGCCAAACACATGTCGAACATTCTCTATAACCTCGAATTCCTCTTTCCAGTGCGCGCCCGCCGTGGCGAGCTGCGCGGGCCGAAAGGCTGCCTGCGCAAGGTGACGACTGGCTGGGCCGACGACCTGGCGGCGGCGCAGGCGGAAGTCGCGCACATGGTCGCGGCGTGCACGTACGGGACACCGGTTGAGGCGAGCTACTACGCCGGCGCTGACTGGCGCGCCGACTGCCTGACTGCGCAGCCAATCCTGCGCGTCGCGCTCTAAATGAGACGCAAATCTATGCCGGCGAGCAACCGCCGGCATATGCGAGCGCCTTCGCTCGAAACGGGGAGACTACCAAATGCTTAAAGTCACGCTTTCCATCCGCGCCCTGCGCGCCGTCTTGGTCGCTGTCGGCACCGAAGAGACGCGGTACTATCTGAACGGCATCAATCTGGAGTTCACGCCAGACGGCGTGATTATGGCGGCCACCGACGGCCATCGCATGATCGTGCTGCGCCAGCCCTACGGCGAGCATGGCGCGACAGGCGCCCATGCGTCAGTGATCGTGCCGCGCGATCTGGTCGCCAAGTTGAAGGTGAAGCACAAGACGCTCGACACGACCGACCTGACGATTGCCGACGATGGCAAGCTGACGTTCGAGCACGCTGGCGAGTCGTTCGGTGGATCTCGCATCGACGGCAGCTTTCCCGACTACCGGCGCATCGTGCCGCAGGATCTGAACGGCGAGGCGGCGCAGTACAATCCGGCTTATCTGGCCGACTTCGCCAAGGCCAGGCAGGAGCTGACCGGCCAGAAGGCCGACCGCGATGGCAAGACTAGCCCCATCGTGCGCTACAACGGCGGCAGCCCGGCCGTGGTCGATTTCGCTTATGAAACCGGCTTCGACGCATTCGGCATCATCATGCCGCTGCGCACGACCGACCATTGCGCGGAAGTTCACTATTCGTGGGCGCGCGCGCCAGCGCAAGAATGGCCAGCCGCCTGACGGCCAGGCAAGCCAAGCGAGCCGGGCAAAATAAATTGCCCGGCTTGCAAATCAATTCTTGACGGACTCACAAGCGTTGGATAAGTTGAACAGGTCGGCGCAAGAGCGCGACGACGCAACACGGGGAAAAGACCATGCGCGCTACAATGGACAAGATGGACTTGATCGGCAGCATCATGCGCGACCTGCGCGACAATCACGCTTACATGTGCACCCGCAGCCGCTGCGGGCGTTTCCTGCACATGCACCCGGCCGAGCTGGACGCGTCATGCGGCAGCGCCTTCTACTATGACGACTTCGCCCGCATTGCGCGCCGCTATCGCGAGATTGCCGCGCAGGCGACCGCCTAACGATGACGCGCTAAGGCCGCCCCACGGGGCGGCTCATAGCGCGCCAGATGGCGACGCAACACGGGAGCACAACACATGAAAAGCACATCACCGCACGGCTGGTCCAACTTCGCAACATGGCGCGTCTACGCGCGCGTCTTCGACAACTTCGATTCGCGCGACTGGCACAAGGGCGAAGACGAACCGATGCTTAGCCTGCCCAATTACATGCTCGTCACGGCGCTCGCGCACATTGAGACGCATATCGAATCGGCGTTGGTGCGCGACTTCGCTTACGAAATGTTCGCGGACGTCAACTGGCAGGAGCTGGCCGACCACGTCCTTGACGCGGCGCAGCATGACCAGCAACAGGAGCTTGACCTGTGACGCACCTGCTAGTCGCTGTCGTGCTGTTCGTCGTTATTCCGTTCGCGCTTGTCGGCGCGGCGTCACTCTGGGAGCATTTGTCCGATGACGACGACAACCACACGCCACGCTGACGAAACGCGCACGGCGACGCATCGCGGCCGTGTCGTGGGCTACTACGCCCGCGCCATGCCGATCACGACAGGCGCCCGCGCCTGGCGCGGCGTCACGACCGCTGGCGTGCTGGTCTACGCAGCCACGCCGCGCGACATCGTCCAAGCCCTGCGCGAGGCGGTCACGTCATGACCGACTGGATTGCGCACTACGCAGCCGTGAAAGCGAGAATAGCTGCCGGGCGACCACGCCCGACCGCACCACCGGCACCGGCACCGGCATCCGAGCCGGTGCCGGCAATCCAAGCCCTGCCCACGGCGCGGGCGAGGCTACCACAGGCCAAGTCGCAAGCGCCACGGGCATCGACCAGGCAGGCACGCAAGGACCGCGTAGCGGCCCACGCCGCGCGCTACAGCCTGACGCAGGAACAGATCGAGACCATGTGCGCCGACATCTTGGCGGCGCATGATGCCACGTGGCTGACCGTGACCGGACGCTCGACAAGCGCCGCGCTCATTTGGCCACGGCTGGAGATCTACCGGCGGCTGCTCGCCCTCGGCTGGAGCTACTCAGCCATAGGGCGCGCTTGCAATCGCGACCACACCACAATAATTTATTACGTCGAAAAATGGGGTAAAACAGATGACCAAGCATAAGCCGACGACGACGACCGCAACAGCACCCGCAACGCATCCCGCCGCGCAGGCGGCACCGCTGACAATTGAACAGACGCTAGCCGTGCGCGAGATCACGCACGGCGATTTTGCGGACGTGGCGAGCTACGCCCAGCTTCTAAAGGACATCCTGCGCGAGTCGATGGGCTACATCAACATGAACGACGCGCAGCGCGAGGCGTGCGAGGCGTGGCTCTGCAAGACCGCGCGCCTGATGGCTGGCGACGTGGACCACATCGACCACGCGCACGACGTGGCGGGTTACGCCACCCTGTACGTGCGCGCCTGTGGCGCACGCCGGGCCGAGCAGGCCGCCAACGAGGCCACAGCAGCGATGGAGGCAGCACTAGCTGCGCCGCGCTACGACGCGGGCGACGTGAGTGTGACGCTGGTGGGAGGCACAGATGCAAGATCCTGACGCGAAAGAGTTGCTGCGCATCCTGACGCGATTAATAGACGTTTCGCCGGGCTTGTCTGAAGACGTTTGGCGTGACGTTAGCAGGGTTGTGTTAAAAGTTGCCTACCAGCTTGAAAGCGAGCACGCACGCAAGCGCAAGGCCGCCGCGTGAAGCCGCACGCGACACGGGCGGCGTTCGAAGCGATCAAGCGCGACGCCTGCGCCGAGTGCAAGATCGACCCGGCGACGTTCGACAGCCCGTCCCGTGTCGCAGCCGCCAGCACCGCCAGGCATCTCGCCTGGTGGCGCGCGCGTGACCGCCTGACCGTGTCGTATCCGCAGCTTGGCGCATGGTCAGGCGGGCGCGACCCGACGACCGTCTGGCATGGCGTGCACTCGCTGGACGCTTGGCTGGACGGACGGCCATTCGAGGACGGCCTGCGCAAGCGCACGCGAGCGCGGGAACATTATCAGACGAAGAAAGCAAGGGGTGAGATATGAGCAACTACAGCGCACCAACGCGCCACCCGGTCACGGGCGCAATTGAAATGGCAGACTGGTTAGACGACCACGACGGCAAGCACCGCTACGGCGTGCGGTTTCCCTCTGATGGCAAGATCTACGGCGGCAACGAATGCAATGAGATATCGTTGCACGAGGCTGGCGTAGAGATCGAGCGGCTGCGGGGTGCGTTGAAGCATTACTCTTGCGACTGCACAGCTGCTGCTCAATGCCCGCCCACCATGCTTCAAGACTGCGACTGCGGTTATGTTGCCCGCACCGCGCTTGAAGGGGAGAAGACCAATGATGCTGCGACTTGACCCGCCCCTGCCCGTCGTGACGCCGCAAGGCAAGGGGCTGGCGCACGTCCTGATTGACTACGGGGCCGAGCACGACCTGTGCTGGGTCGTGTTTCAAGACAATGCCGAGTGCTGGACGTGGCGCAATCAGGACATTAGGGCGGAGACAAACATCACTTTTGGGAGAAAATAACCATGCGAAAAAACGCAGAACGGGACAAAATTATCACACAGCACTATCTTGCCGGGCGCAAAATGATCGACATTGCGCGTCTGTTCGGGCTGTCCTGTCCGGGACATATCCGAATCATCGCGCGACGCAACGGCGCACCGCCACGCAAGAACGGGAGGCCGCGCCATGCAGCCAACTGACCACAAGGCCGTCCTGCGCGCTCTGGCGGCCGTCGATGGATGTCAGGCGTCCCTGAAGGCGGCGGCTCACATCGAATATCTGGAGCGCCAGCTCACAAGCGCGCGAGACTACCAGGAACAGCTACGCCGCAAGCTAGGCAAGGTGCGGCATCAACGCGACACGCTGCGGCGTCAACTCATGGGAGAAGAACATGTTAGAGTTTCTGATTTATGCGCCGATCATCTTGGCGGTCTGGTCGATGGGCGCGGCTGCAATCGCGATACTGCTAATCCTGCTGTGGCGGGTGCTTAACGACCGATGAAACAATAATACCAAAAAAAGACATGCGTCAGACATAAAACCGCAATACGCTCCGCCGCGAACGACGGAGGCGGCGACATGATGTTAAGCCCGGCGGAATTGCAGACCCTAATTGTGCAAATGGGCGGGGCGTCCCGCGTCGCTGAACACATTGGCCGCAACGAAAGCTCGGTCCGATCCGCGATCCGGCGTAATAAGCCGCTCCGCGTATCGGACCTTGTGCGTACTGCCAGCCAGTTAGAGGCCGAAGTGGCGGCGCTACGTGCCGCGCGTGACGCCAAGCCTCCGATCCGCACGCGCGTCATTCCGGCAAAAGAAGGCCGCTCGACCCGCGTCGTTGCCATAGGCGACACGCACGACGAGCCGGGCATGGCCAAGGACCGCTTCACATGGCTGGCGCGGCATTGTGTCGCACGTATGCCTGACAGGATCGTTCAAATTGGGGACTTCGCGTCATGGAACTCGGTGTCGTCTCATGAAGAGCGCGGCAGCCTAGGCTATGCGCAGCGCCCATCGTTTCAGGAAGATTTGCAATCCTGCGGCGAGGCGATGGCCGCCTTCTACAAGGAAACATCTGGCCTGAGCATCCCGCTAGAGCTGGTCTGCGGCAACCACGAAGACCGAATCCAACGGTTTGAGAACAAAACGCCAGAAACTGTTGGAACTTTGTGGGCGCAATTCGAAGACTTGTGCGCTAGGCACCGCTGGCGACTCCACCCCTACGGTCAATGGCTCATCATCGACGGCGTGGGCTTTATTCACGTCCCCATGAACATCATGGGGAGGCCATACGGCGGGCAGCAGTCCGAGAACCAGATCGCAAACCATGCCACCCACAGCATCGTGTTCGGTCATACGCACCGCGCGTCGTTCCGCAAGACGCCTAAAATCGGCGCTAATAATTCAATCGAAGTCATGAATTTGGGGTCAGCCATGCCGCACGGCTACGTGGCCAAGTACGCGGGCACCGCAACGACCGGCTGGAGCTACGGCGTGTACGAGCTGGAGCTGCGCGGCGGCCACATCGTGTCCTACCAGTTCACGTCAATGATGCAGCTCGAAGAGCTATACGCCTGATGCCGGGGCTACATCCGCACGAGCGCCTGATTCACGATCTTGTGAACGAGTTTCGACATAAATGGAGCGGATCACAGACCGAGTTTCGTATGGCAGAAGAGTTGATCGCGCTAAATCTTGTGATCTTGGCGCAGGAGCAAACGATACAGGAGCTTTTGAAAGATCGGCATCTGGCATTCTATCGTGAACCTCCAAGAACGGACGCGCCACATGAACGATAACGATGACGATGACAACGTGGTCCACATCGACGACTCCGAACCCATGTTTTTTAGCGACATTGTGTCGCAGCGGGCCATTGCATTCGTGACGCTGGCGCATTTTTCCGAGACATCAACAGACCGGAAAACAAAAGAGCTAACGCTCTTGATGATGCAGAAGATCATCACGTCCATCAAAACGCCATCGACGGCGGAACTCAAAACGATAAACTAGAAGACCGCCCCGGCTATCAACCGGGGCGGCTCTCTCACTTTACGATCTTCAAGCCTGGCGTTGCTGGCGTCTCTAGCATGTTGCGCAGCTCTGACTTGCTGTGCTCGCGCGCCACGTCGGGCGCGGCAAAGACATGCTTCTTGGTGCCATGCTGCAACGACGCCAGCCGTCCCATGTCGGCCCACCCGGCCTCCTTGAGCGCGTGCAACAGCGCCGCCTGCGGGATCTTGACGCCTGCGGGCGCGGACGCCACGAGACGGTCGCACAAAGCGAAGAAGGGCGAGCCGACCACGCCGCGCGAGAACTCGCCAGCGCGGACGCGGATCAGGTCCACAAGGTACGACTCGGCGATGGACATGCCATGCTCCACTAAGTTGGCCTTAAATTCCGTAAACGGCGGTGCGGCAGCCGGGTTAAACTTCGACACGTCACGGGCGTGCATCCATGCCGCGACTTTCTCGAACCCGCCCGACTTGTACCAGCGCCACAACTTGTCAGCCTCGGCGGGGTCCATCCGGGGCGCGGTTGACCAGAGGCAGAACCAACGGCGATCCTGCGAGGGGATCGAGATCGGCACCGGATCGTTCGTAAACGCAAGGACGAACATACGGTTCAGCATGTTGTAAGGGTGGAGCCCCTTGCGGTTGATGACGATCATGTCCGGCGGGGCGGCGATGACGGGCTTCAGCTTGTTGGCCAGCATCCGACGCGACGCCGCTTCTGGCTCCTTCAGCTCGTTCAGGATCAGGATCTCGCTTTCGAGCTGGTAGCCCCACTGCGACATCAGCGCGTCTGCATCGATCAAGCCACGGTTGCGCAGATGAGGACCGCAGACGGCCCACAGGAACGGTGCCCACATGCTGTCCTTTCCACAGCCCTCGTCACCGCCGTGCAGCGCGGCGTGGTTGATCTTGACGCTGGGGTTCTGGACCTTGAAGGCCATCATGTCCAAGACGTGCTCCAGCTCCTCCGGCTCCGGCACCAGCAGCTTGCAATGGTCCAGCCACGGGCTGACGTTGCCGGGCTGGACGCTCGACACGTCAGGCCGCGCGTTGCGCCAGCGGTTCCCAAACACCTCGCCGTCACGCGCGACCAGCACGGCCTCGCCAGCGGCGTAAGTAACACCGCGCAAGAGCCGAGCGTTCATCGCCTGGCGGTTCTCGTCAAAGCAAATCGACGCCTCGACCTTGCGGCCGTTGTGGATCGATTGGCAGGGGACGTGGCGATAAATGGCATTGAAGGTCGTGCGGCCCAACTCGCGACAGTCGCGAATGTCGAAAAAACTGTCGTCGTCGGAGATGTAAGCGAAGCGTTCGTACCAGTCGGCCTTTTCGACCCGGCCCAGCTCCTTGCGCTCGACCTCGGCCACGACCTTGGCCGCCTCGTCCGAGAACATGTCGGTCGGCGTCAGCTTGGACAGCGTGTTGCTCATATGCTCAGCCAGCAGCTCGTCGCGCAGGCCAGGATTGACGCGCGGCCCACCATTATCGCAGACCCAGCCGAGAAAGGCACGGCTGTTGAAGTCCTCGCAATGGCCGTGGTAGCAGCAGAACGACCGGTCCAACGGCTTGTAGCGCGCTTCGATCTGGCCGTCCGTATGCTGGGCGCTGTTCGGGCAGACAACGCCCATCCAGCCCTCGGCGTTGACGTTGGACAGGACCAAGCCTTGATCGTTCAGCCACTCTAAGACGCTGTCCTTGCCGGTGTCGCGCAAGCGGAAGCTCACGCCCTGCGCTGTGTCGGCCTCGGCTGGCGTCACGCCAAGCGCGGCGCAGATCTCCGGCAGCGTGAACTCGCGCTCACGATGGAACGACACCAGACGCGACACGAAGCCGTCGCGGCCGGGCTTCAAGTTGACCGATCCGGGGATGCGGAAGTTGCGTACCGCGTTGGTCGCGCCGGGGTCGGTGTAGCCTGCGGCTGCGATGGCCTTGATGGCTGCGGTGAACTCGCCCTTGGTCGGCTGGTCAGAGAAGGCGTAGCCCCACTGGAACGACCCCGGCGAGGTCTCGATGACCCACGTTGGCGGCAACGGCGGTGCCTTCGCCTTCGTGCCGACATCGTCCAGCATTAGCACAAGCACGAACTCGCAGTTGGACGCGCTGGCGCTTGGCTGGCCTTCGTTAAAACGGTCAACGATGAACGACCCGGTGTTGAGATACCAGGCTTCGCCAGCCTTCGGCGTGCGCGTCGGCAGGTATGCGGGCCATGTATATTTCAATGTCCCATCGCCGTGCGTCACCTGCTTGCCGTTGTGCATGACTGGCTTTTGCTTGACCAGCAGCGGCGTCTCGCCGTGCTCCGCCAGCCCTTGGATAAACTCAATAAAGTCTCGCATGTGATCCGTTCTCCCCGTTTATTTCCCGTATCGTCTCATCGTGTGCACCTCTATGCCGAGTGGTATTCCCTCAGCCCACGTCGGTGTGGAGCACATGATCCGCTTCATCGCCTCGACCGTCAGGTCGGGATCGTTCGTCTCTAGGACGATCTCGTCGTGGACATGCAGCACGGGTTCAAACCCCTCCGCGTCCAGCTCACGCAGCGAATAGCGCAACAGGTCGTTGGCCGTCGCTTGCGTCACGTTCTCGCACGCCAGCCCACGCCAGAGGCGCGCGCGTGGCCATTCCTTCGCATCTGCTGCGGGCTTCCACGCGGCCTTGGCGTAGGTGACGCCTTCGGCCTCCAAACGCGCGAACGGATAGCAGAGCACGCGGCCGGAAGGCAGAGCGTACCAGAGGTGCGTTCCGTCGAACAAGTAGGTAATCCGGCCCGCCGTGAACTCGTGACCCTTGTGGCGCATGGCGCGTGTGTACGCCTGCTCCAGGTCTTGCCAGAACGGCATGGCCCAAGTGTTCGCCGCGCGCCAGCCGTTGACCATGCGCTTCGCCTCTGGTTCTGGCAGCGACAGGCCGTAGACGCGGCCCATGGCGGCGAACGCGCCGACGCCGCCAGCGAAACCACAGGCGAGTTCTTGGACTTTTCCAACCTGACGTTGGTCAGGCGTCACGTCGTCAAACTCGACGCGGAACGTCGCCATCGCGTTGACCTTGTATACATCGCGGCCTGTGCGGAACAGCTCCAGCTTGGCGTCGCCACGGCCCGACAGCCACGGGTTGACGCGCGCCTCAATGGACGACCAGTCGGCCACGGCCAGCCAGTTGCCATCGCTCGCCAGCAGCGCCGGGCGCAACATGCCCTTCAGCACGTCGGTCACGCGGCGGCCGTACTGCGGCACGATCTTGTGACCGCGCACCATGGCAGCGCGCGTCTCGTCTGGCTCCTTGGCGCATTTGCGCGCAAAATTGTGACACTGAAGCCCGTAGGACGACGCGCGTCCGGTAGCCGCGCCACCAGCGAACACGAACGCGCCCCTGACGCGATGGTCCTCGTCGTCGGCCAACGTGGACATACGGCTGAACTTCGCCACGCTGGACGCCCACAGGTCGTCGGCGCACTGGATCACCTCGGCCACGTCGTGCGGCACCTCGTCGGGATTTTCGCTGGCAAACGTCAACAGGTTGGCGCGGACGTTCTTGTCGATGGACATCTTCTCGACGCCGTCCTTGTGGACGCTCATCAGCTTCAGCGCCTCGGGACCGACGCGGTCCTGCACCCACTGGCGCATCTTCGGGCTACGCACGCTGGTGATCGCACCCTCGGTCACCTCAGCCACAATCTGCTGGATTTCGGCCAGCTCGTCGCTGGCGTACTTGACCGCCGCGTTGCACAGCGCCAGATCGACGCGCACGCCCCTGTCGTTGATGCGCTCGTTGACGTGGTAGTCGGCCAGCTCTTCCGCCGACAGGTTGCGCAGGCTACGGCTGATGGCGCGCATGGCACGGACATCTTGTTCACAATAGGATACCATCTCGGCCATCAGCGCCGCGTTGTCGTTGAACGTCCCGTCACCGCGTGGGACCGACAGCGCGCGGATCAGCTGCGAGCCGCGATGATCCTTCTTCATGGCCGCGCCAGCGAAGCGCCCCACGTCCTCCAGCGATCCTGGCGCGCAGTTGGCGCGGGCTTGCGTCGCGGTGCAATAGAACTGCGCCAGCAACGGCTCGCGGATGCCATGGTCGGGGCAGAGGACGAACCAAAAGATAAGCCGCTCAAAGGCGGCGTTGTGTGCTCGGATCTGGCCTGTGTGCTCCGCAACGCGCTGCGGGAACGGCTGGTCTGGCGTCCACGTGACGACCTCGTCGTCGTCGAACGCGTAGGACATGCACAGCACGGACGTTGAGCGGTCCTGTGCGTAATTGTAGACGCCGCGCGAGCGAAGGTCGCAGCGGCTGCGCGTTTCGAAGTCAAGCCAGAGTGTTGTCATGATTTTGCACAGTTACTCGCGGGCGCTGCTGGGGGAGGGGCAGCAGCGCCCGCTTTCACTCTCCCTTACGCGCGGCGACGGCGACGCGAATCAGCGGGAGCTTCAGCCGGAGCATCAGCGACGGGAGGCGCGTCTGCTTCGGTCGAACCGCCATCCATGCCCATCCACTCCACAATGTCAAACACTGGAGTGTAGATACGGCCATAGGACTTGTGCATGTAGTGCTCTTTCTTCAGACGAACGACCGGGACCGGCTTCGTCTGGTCCTTTTCGACCTGGCTGGCAATGGCGAGCGCCAGCGCCTGCACAGCACGCTTCCCGCCAACGGACGTGACCGTATAGCGGGCTTCCATGTCCTTGTCGTCCCCTGATACGCACTTCAGCGACATGCCGACCTGCGTTTCCCAGCCACGCTTGGCACCCGCCGGGGCGGCGTCAAGCTCTGGCAGCGGCGACGACACCGGCACCATCTTTTCGCCCAGCACGTCACCTTCGCCCCAAGCAATAAAGCCGTGGACAAACGAAAACGGGTTGATGGCCCAAGTTGCGCCGTCCTCAACTTCCGTCTGGTCAGCGCCGAACACCCAATGCCCGGTCTTGTCCATCTTGAGGATGACGTTGCCGCCAGCATCAGACACGCCGGTCTTGATGCTGCGCAGGGAGTCCGCCAACGAAGCAGCGGAAGGAAGGTTAGCGTTGCCGAAAACAGTAAGATTTGACATTCGTGTGTTCCTTTAGACGAGTTTACCAAGAGCGGCAGCAAGCTGCTTGCCGATCTGCGACACTGCCGGGCGAGGATCATCCTCGGTTACCAGAGTGTTGCCCGTTGAGATGGACACGACGAGGTCAGCAGGCAGCGCGATCTTCTGCTTCTTGAGCAGCTTCTCCGCCTTCGCCGGACTGACGACCGAAGTCTCCACCAATTCCTTTGTATCAAAACCGAGACACTCCAGCGCCGCAAGCGCCAGTTCGTCGTCGATCCATTTGCGCGTCGAACGCTTCGGCACCAGCTTATAGCCTGGCACCGACAGACCTTCATCAAGCATCTGATACGCAAGCTCGTTCACGCCGCTGATCCATGCCTCTAGCAGTTCAGCCTGCTTAAGATAGACACCAATCTGCGCCGCGTCTATGGCGTGCAACTTATTTTTTAGCGCCCTGTCCACAGCTCCGGTCATGACCGGGCAGACCGGCTTGGCGGCGCACCAGCGGCAATGATCGCCGGACGACAGCGGCGCGTCGGGCAGCTGCGCGGTCTTGACCGCGATCAACAGCTCGCGTTCAAACTGGGCAATGCGGTCGAACGTCGTCACCCACCGCTTGACGCTGGGCGGCTGCACGATGATGCACTCGATCTCGGTCGCGCCTTCAAACGCCCACGCGGTCGCCTCAGTACGCATGGCGGCGGCGGCGTAGAACATCGCCTGCGCGTTCTCTTCCACGTCTACGGCGACGCCGGAGCCGAACTTCCAGTCGAGGACGATGGCGCGGTCGCCTCGCCGTCCGATCAAATCAGCAGAGCCAAACACGCCGGGCAGCAGATCGCCAAAGCCAACGACTTGCTCGACGGCATATTCCATTTCTTTGTTGGGGTCGATGTCGTTCAGCGCGTCCAGCGCCGGGCGCAGCTTGGCGTCGATTAGGTCTTGGTCGAGCGTGATGCCCTCGTAGACCATGCCAAGGTAGTCTTCCGGCGCTTGATCGGTCGTGAGGATTTCCGCAATGACGTTGTGCAGCAGCGTGCCTTCGTCCGCGTATTTGCTGGACGGCTTGGGCGGCATCTGCTGGACGAGC